TATTTACCACATAATCGACAAAAAAACATCCATCCATTGGGACCCATGATTCTTCTGCTCAAGTATAATTCAAATTTCTTTTTACCCGCCATAGTTTCTTTTCTAAATAAATATCATATATATTTGGAAAAATACGGAAAGAATTCGGTATTCTGAAATTTTTTGATATATTTATTGAGAATAAATAAAAATAAATTTGGAAGAATCAAAAACTTCTTCTATGTTTGTAACGAAAAAAAAGAATTACTATGGCTAAAGACATTTATGTTGTATGGGAACAAGAATATGACAATGCAAGTTGGGATGATATTCTTTTGGTTGTTCAACAGGTTATTGATTTGAACGTTCCTGATATAACCGTTGAGAGTATTGTGAATTATGTACAAACAGAAAATAAGATATCATGGTTGCAATATCGAGTGCTTAAGTCACATATCCAATATTGTGAACTTAAAAGATTTATGAAATTCAAATATGGAAAATAGAGAAGAACAATTTCTTAAAATATCATATGATATTCTTAAGAACGAAGAATTAAATGCGGGTGAAAAAATTACTTTGGCATTAATTTATTCATTCCACAATAATAAAAAACAAATGTACATGTCATATACAAAAATGGCATTGACTATGGGTGTAAGTAGAACAACTGCAGTTGATAGAATTAATTCATTGAGGAATATGGGTTATATTGAGACCGTAGATATTACCAAGCAAAAGAGAATTATCATTCCACTTAGGATGGTAGAAATACCGACTAAGATGGTCGATTTACCGACCAAGGTAGTCGACAGACCGACCACTATAGTCGATGTACCGACCAGTGATAGTCGGAATACCGACCAAGAAGTGGTCGATGTACTTGGCGCTATTATATACCCTATATTAGATGAAACATTAGAGAAACCATTAAATTCGGTGTTAGATACGCAATTAAATAACGAAAATTCGACCGAACACCGAACAGTTGCGAAAATTCAATTGGAAAGATATTCAAAATTAAAAGAGCAAATAAAATTTAATTTCTCTGAATATTTTAAAGATGAGCACCAACAACATAATTTTTTATTTAAATGGATTGAACAAAGCTCATACAAAAATATTGAAAATAGAATTAAGCGAGATTTGACACCAGAAGAAATTAAATTATTTGAAACTTATGTTAATAGCAAACCTTAACCCTCCTCAACGTAAGAGCACCAGCATACTGGGTAAATTTTGAATTTGAATATTTATTTTATATATTTGTATATATGGATATGGAACAAGATAATCTCAACAAAGAAATTGCTAGTATCCTTTTTGATGTAAAGGATGAGCCAAGAAATCTATCCAAGATTGAAATAAAAGAAATGATTGCAAAGATACTGGGTTACGGCCAGCATACAATCAATGTTTATTTATTGAAGGGAAAAGATACCATCCTGAACCTATTCGGTGCTCAAATCGAGCAAGATGCCTTATTAGAAGAATTAATTAATTTATATTACGAAGAAAAATTATGGAACAACTAATTAAAAAATATGGGAAAGCCAATGCTACAGTACTAGCATTGATGCAAGAAAAATGTCACTATAACTTAAAGCACAATAAATTCGATTGGACTGGCGAACTCAAAACGGAACAAATAATGGAAGCTACTGGTCTTACGGAGCAAGAAGTCAAAGATGCGGTGGATTATCTTATTGGTAGCGGATTTATTAACAAGTATAAAAACTTTGAGGTTTATTCAATAAATATAATGGTCATAAATAATCATTAATACTATGTGCAATTTAACTGAGAACTTTATTCCCGATGAATGGAACAACTTTGAGAAGGCGCCTGACTATGCTGAGAGCAAATGTATAGTTGTACCAATGCATATTTTTACATTAATCCATAGTCACGAATTTAAGTTGCTAGAACCAACTTTAACCGATAAGATAATGAACGAAGGGTTGGATTCTCTAACACCAGAAGAATCTGAAAGATTCAAAAAAGTACAAAAAGATTTGGCTTTTTAAACCAAAACCATTATCTTTTATATAAGAATAAGGTTAATACCTGTTTTTGTTTTCATATTCCCCTCAACACATGGTGTAGTGTTGGGGGGTTTTTTATTTAATCCTACAAAAATAAAATGAATTATCCTATATTTATCAAATAGAATAATACCACAACTAGTTATTATTATGGAAAAATTTTTCGAAAAAATAGAAGAAAGAGCAATCAATTATTTTTCAATGACTGAAGATGAAAAAGATGAATTGCTGGCTGATTTTGCAAACATTTATATCAAAGGTAAGTTTAAAGTAGGAATAACCTTCCAACACGTTCTCAATGATTTGGAGAAGGATATCGAGCGAATTGAATCTCAAAATAGATTTGAACTTGCAGCGTTGTTAAATGACGTTAGAATTAGTTTGGCGGAGGTTGCTGAAGAATTGGATGCTCAACATAAAGAACAAATTAATAAAAACAAGAATTAATATGGGATGCTCATCATGTAAAAGAAAACCTCAAGTTATTAATAACTTGAACAATGAAGATGTTATCAATTATGTTAAACAGATTTATGATAATATTATTCTACCAAATACAACAGGTGAATATTCTGATTTAGATAGAATTGAAATCATCGGTGGATATTCTGCTCTTTATCCTAATGCAAGTTCAGCACCATCATTACAGGATGCAATCGATAACATCCGAATTGGAATAGAACTTTATAATGACCAACATACAAAAAGATTTAAAAGATAATGGAATCACAAAGAAGACCTGGTAGACCAAGGGTCGAAAACAATTTGGCTGATGGTTGGATAGATATAATCATCCAATCAGGAAAAGAAGGAAAACATATCACCGACTTCCTAATCATATTAGGAATTAGTTGGGATTCACATTGGGCTCTAATGGCTCGAAACAAAGATTATTACCGAGCCGTCAAGGAATATGAAAAGTTCTGTGAACAATATTGGTATAATCAAATGCATGCTCAAATGGAAGAAACCGGTGGTGCTGGTTATAATTCAAGATTGTGGAGTTTGATAATGAGAAACAAATTTGGTGATAGATGGTCTGAAGCCAGTAAGGTTGACTTAACATCCAAAGGTGAACAGATTGAAACCAAAGCGATTCAAATTGAAATCATAAAGAAATCATTAAACGAAGACGATGCCCAAAAGTAAATTAAGAGGTGGTCAAAAACAACACCGTAAAAGAGTTGCAAATAGAAATCAAACTATACACCAAAAGAAACTTGCATTAACGAAAAGAATAATTGCACAAATGAATGAAAAAAACAACGCAAACCAAGATAACAACCAAGTCGGGGAAGGTGTATAATTACCAATACAATTATCAACCCGTATGGTTACGACCTGAGATTCATGCCAAACTAAAAGACGTTGCATCAAAGTATAAATTGACATTGAATAAACTTATTGAAAAATTTGTAGATAGCGAGGAATGAGTATAAAAACGACAGTGGTCTTTGAGCAATTACTTAAATCCGATGAATTAAATAAAAGAATTGTTGTTGCTCAGGGCGGTTCTCGTAGCGGTAAGACGTTCAACATTTTAATATACTGGATTTACCGTTTATTGCAAGAGGAGAAGAAGACTTTGACCATTGTCCGTAAGACATTACCATCTTTAAAAAATAGTGTCTTAAAAGACCTTATAAACGTTTTGGAGATGTTTGAGATATATGACCCAAATAAATTCCATAAACAAGAAGCTTATTATGAATTAGGTTCAAATGTTATTCAATGGTTGAGTTGTGATGAACCCCAAAAGATTCGTGGTATGAAACGAGATTACTTGTATTGTAATGAAGCCAATGAATTGAAGATTGAGGATTGGAACCAATTAATTTTTAGAACAACCGATAAGGTAATCTGTGACTTGAACCCATCTGAACTTAACAGTTGGGTTTATGATTTGGAGAAAAGAGATGATTCTTATATGTTCAAAACAACATGGAGAGATAATCCATTTGTATCTGATACCATTATCAAGGAATTGGAATCACTCAAGGAGAAAGATGAAAACTTGTACAGAATCTACAATCTTGGTGAGAAAGGTATTGCAACCCAATTGGTGTTCACAAAGTTCTCTACGATTGAGAAAATTCCTGAGGGAATGAAACTGTTGGGTAGAGGAATGGACTTTGGTTATAACTCACCAACGACATTGATTGAAATCTACAAGGATGAAGATAATCTGTATATACGAGAATTATTATATACCAAGAATAAAACAATGCCAGATATAATCTATCAAATGGAACAATTGGGTTTTGATAAAACAGATACCATTTGGTGTGATTCTGCATTACCACAAAACATTGAAGAATTAAAACGAAGTAGATTCAATGTAAAACCGGTAAATAAAAAATCTATTTTGCACGGAATTGATTTAATCAAACGTCATCATATTTGGATTGAATCCACATCACCAAATACTATCAAAGAATTTCAGACATATCGATTCAAAGAAGATAAGGATGGTAATCTAATTGATACACCCGAGGATGACAATAACCATGCAATTGATGCTATCAGATATATATTGGAATCTGAGTTAAATAAAAAGAGTGGAAAACTTACAATAATATAAATGGAAAAAATAGAATTAATATTAGATAACAAAGTTGTTGAGGTACCAAGTCAAATGACTTTGGGAATGTATCAAGAAATAATGAAAACCCCTGAAAAGTTTGAGAAAGATTCTATAGAATTAATTTCATTATTTACAAACATAAATATTGAAGATATTAAAAATTTGAAATATGAAGAAATTGAAGTGTTAGATTTTTTAATAGCTCAAAAAATTAATGTACCTAAAAAACAAGAATTAACATTATGTTTTAAACATAATGATATTGAATATGGATTGGAAAATGATTGGTCCAAATTAGCTTGGGGAGCTTGGATGGATTTTGAAGTTTATTCAGCTGATAACATTTATAAAAATTTACATAAGATTATGGCTATATTATATAGACCAATAATTAAAAAAGGAAAATTTAATGTTAAAAAATATACCATCGAACCTTATAAATCACAGTCAATTGAAGACAGGGCCGAAATAATGAAAGATGTGCCCATATCGTATTGGTTTGGTGCTTCACAATTTTTTTTTTCAATCGTCTTAATATACATAAAAGATACTCGGGATTCTTTGGAATTGCAGAACAAGATGACAAGAATAACGATGAAGGGATGGAAGATTCTCCCAAAATTCCTGAAAAAGAAGCTACCGCTAGATTCTATTTCAACCTCACCTACCAACTCGCAAAAGAGGATATTACAAAATTTGAAGAAGTACAAGAAATGAATTTATATATCTGTCTCAATGTTGCATCAATTATTAAGGATAGATATGAAAAAGAACGAGAAGAACAAAGAAAATTAGAACAAAAATACCAGTCGCAAAGACGATAAGATTATTTATAAGAATAAAAAATCATGATAAAATACGTAACATATCATAAGATAATTGACCTATTGGAATCGGTCCAACAAGCATCACCAAGAATGAAATCATTTGCACAAGGTGATATTGTTTATTTCGCTGATTCAATGAGTGGTAATACCATCCAATATCCATTGATGTTTGCAACACCACTTGCAATGTCTTATGACGAAAATACAACCACATATCAGATGTCAATCATATTTGCGGATATTGTTCATACAGATTTATCCAATGAAGTTGATGTGGTTACAGATATGGAATTAGAAGCTCGAAGTCTACTGTCTCAAATTAAACGAGGTACATTGATTGATAAAGTTGATTGTATTCTACCAGCATCTTCAACACCATTTTTTGAAAGATTTAATGACCATGTTGGTGGTGTTGTATTGGATGTATCATTGATTGTGTTTGAGGATATCAACGCATGTGAACAATATCCTTCACCAACACCAACACCTACACCATCATCTACTCCAACCCCATAATCTATGGACGAACAAATATTACAAGAGATAGCAAAACTATTGCAGGATAACATCAAAGGTCAATTAAGAAAACCTTATCCCGCAAAGACATTCTCAGGTCAGAACAAACCTGTGAGTGGTATTGGAAGAACGCCAGTTTCTCCAAGATATGCCTCTGGTAATTTATATAAACAAACAAGGGTTTATTGGGAATCAGATTTTGAAGATGGTAAACCAAACTTGGTTGTTGATTTCGGTGATGCCGATTATTGGGAATTTGTCAACTACGGTAGAAGACCTGGTAGATATCCACCATTACTTACAATAGACAAATGGGTTAGACAGAAACCCGGTATTGAAGGTGTAAGAGATGCCAAAGGTAGATTCGTTTCAAGAAAGTCTTTGGTATTCTTAATGAGAAGAAGTATTGCACAATATGGTTATTACGGTATTCAATTCATTGATAAAGCGGTAACTGAAACCATAGACCAAATTGTAGAGAAAGCCGGTGAAGCTGCAAAACAATATATTGAAAGATTATATGATGAAGGAAGAATATTCCCAAGAAGTAGTACTAACAGACCTTAAAAATATTAAATAAAAAAATGGCTCAATTAATAACAATAACACATACGCCTCCAACATTTACTCCTGTATATACGGATGGATTATTTTTTACCATTACAACATTAACAAACTTTCCAAAGTTTAGATTTGTTTATGATTTGTATGCAAACAACACTAATGTCTTTAGTGGTAAAGCAACACCAAATCCATTCGGTTTGGGTATAATTGATGTATCAAGAATATTAAAAAATTATGTAAGTAATATTCCATTATCTTACTATGAAAATACACCAATATACACGCATGAAACATTTCCATTTTCAAGACCATTAGAAGATAATGTAATCAATTATGAGATTAGACTCGGATATGAATATGCTGCGGATGAGATTTCACCTGTAACAGGATTTACAGGTAATGGTGAATTAATATATGACCCTCTAACAAATACATTTGATTTGGATGGTGAGGTTGGATTACCAGCAGTTAGTACAGGAATTTATAAAACCTATCAAGCAACCATGGGTGTAAATGGTAGAGCAACCCAACAAGACTTTGATATGGGTCCGTTTATTCTATCGGGAACACCAATGAATATAAATCCAACAACTACTGGTTTATTCTTAACCAACTCACCAAGAACAAGAGATATCCAACCAACCGAATATTATACATTAGGATTTACCAATTATTATATTGACCAAGTTAATTTATCTCAACCATATTATTCTGAATATAAATTCTATGATGATTTAGGGAATTTATTAGATACAAGACAATACCAAAACGTATATTCAAATGGTGGTGGTCCAATGACTGATTGTAATTACGTATATCAATCGTATTACAACATCATACCAAAAACTGATACAGAATATAACACATTGTATTTGGGATGTGGACCAAGGAACATTGATGATTTCCCTCAAGATACTGCACAATACACCGTACAGTTGTTTGGTAATTTCACAGGTTCAACACAACCACCAACACCTACACCATCTCCTACACCTACACCGACACCAAGTGTAGTACCATGTCCTGGTTGTACTCTTTACACAGTAGAAAATCAATCTCCAAGTACAGGTACATTTAGATATGTAGATTGTGATTCAAGGTCAACACAAACATATACATTACCCGGTAACACCGCAGTACAAATTTGTGCATGTACAGGTTCTCTTACAAATCTATCACCGGGTATAGTTTATAGTGGTGATATACCGTGTGGTCTACAACCATGTGATAGTTGTGACAGTGTAACAATTTACAACAACTCTACAGGAACAACGGCAACATTCACATTATTCAATTGTACCATTAATTCTTACGCGGCATACTCATTACCTCCCCAAACAGGTAATGTATATTGTTGTTGTGCAGAAAACATCATAACACTTAGTGGTACAATAGAAATTATAGTTGGACCCCCATGTAATCAACCTACTCCTACTCCAACACCTACACCATCATGTTTGTTTAGAACATTTACAATTCCATTATGTGGTGGTAGTACATGTCGTGGTGGTATTTGTACTTGTCAAAACGCGGGAACACAAACAGTTTACGCACCATGTAGTGTCACAACACCATTTGCGGATGGTGCAGAATTGTATACAAATACAGCATTAAGCAACCCATTCGATGGAACGTTCAGTAATGGTTCTGTAATCTATGAATCAATAAATGGATTCGTTTCTATTGTTTGTGTAATCGGTGGGCCTTGTTAATAAAATAAAATAAAATAGAATTATATATGGCAATCCAACCAATATCCCCCCCACCTACTGGTTATACCGAGGGAATCTGTGCAACCTATACACCCGTAAGTGAGGTATTCACATTTAACGTAAGAACAATCTGTAATAGAGCGGGTGTAGACCAATTACAAATAATGTTTAAAAACCGATATGGTATGTATGATTATTATACATTCACAGCTGGTAAAGAAGAAGGTTTAAACATTGATAGACAAACTTATAAGACATGGTCTGTAGATTATGGAAGTTCCAATCCATCCAAACAACCATATTCAAGAGGATTAACTGATGCTCAAATTACAATTTCAGAAACACATGTTATTAACACTGGTTTTATTAACCAACCTGATTTCATGTTTTTAGAAGAATTGTATACATCCAATCAGGTATATGAATTAAGAGCTGATGGTATTCCAAGACCAATCAATATTGTTAATGCTGAGTTTCTTAGAAAAATTAAGGGAAATAGAAATATTGTAAACTTAGAATTAACTTACGTATATAGTAATAATATTTCTTTAATGGAATAAGACAAATATAAAAATTATAAATTTTGGATACTTCGTTAATTTTATATCTAAATAATGAATGGGTAAATGTTGATATTTTTGACGAAATACCTATAAGTTTAGTAATTCAAGAAACTGACATTACAAATTTTCAAGGTAGAAGAAGTCCTTATTCAAAACAATTTACGGTACCAGGTACCTCAAACAATTGTAGGGTATTTGAAGAATACTATGAGGTTAACGGTATTGACTTCAATCCATTGATAAAGATTGATGCGGTTGTTACATATCGAGGAACAGATATTTTTACTGGTATTTGTAGATTATTATCTGTTAATATAAAACCTACAGGTATTGAATTTGAATTATATCTGATGGGTGAAGTTGCGGATTTTGTATCTCAATTAAAAGATTTTAGTTTACAAGAATTAGATTGGGTAGACTTACAACATGAATTAAGTTATGATAATTTGGTAGAATCTTGGAAAGCCAAGAACGATGAAACGAGTGGTTTATTCGGTGGTAAGATTTTATATCCAATGATTAACTATGGATTACCTTATCAACCGAGTTCAACAACACCATCATTCAGTTATGAGTTTACAGGTTCAACAGGATTCTATCAAATAGGTAGAGCAATTCAACCAAATGTATTTAAACCCGCTGTTCGTATTAAAACAATCATTGATAAGATATTTGAGAATACAAGTTATACCGTTCAATCAGAATTCTTTGATACAGATTATTTTAAATCCATATACATGGATACATTCCAAGATGGTACTATTGGAACATCCTCCGCATCAGGTGTAACCAACCAAAACATCTTTAAGGTGTATATGAGAAGTACAACTATTCTCAGACCAAGTGCGTTAGGTACACAAAATATGAGATGGTGGAATTTGGGTCTTGATGGTTACAACCCATTGAATTTATTTAAACTTGCACCAGCACCATCGAACCCAAACGTACCAGGTATTAATCCACCTGTACCAGCACAGAACGAATCATACTTTAGAGTTCCATTTGCAGGTACATACTTCTTTAATATGAAATTTACATTTAGTGGAGAAGGTAATATACCAAGTGATTTCGTTGCGGGACAATTCTTTGCACGTAAAGGACCATCATTAGCGTCAATTGATGGTGGTGGTAACTTTGCAGCAACAACTCCAATCTTCAGTAATGCTGCTCCAAGTGGTGCAGCGTTTAACTGGTTTTTCTCGGGAAATTGTAACTCAGGTGATTATGTAAAAATTGTTTGGAATACAGCTCAATCATCAAACCCAGGTCAAGCTCAAATTACATTCAGAGGATTTAACTCAGGTGGTGTTGTTACACCAGCACCTGTTTGGGAATTATATGAATCTCCTCAAGTAAACAGTCCTGTATTAGTTGATTTCCAAAAGGGAATGCCTAATATAAAAGCCATAGATTTTTTTAGGTCTATGGTAACTATGTTTAATTTGGTTATAGTTCAAGATGAATTAAATAAAGTAATTACAATTGAACCATACAATTGGTATTACAATGATGCCGATAGAGTTAAAAAAGATTTTACACAAATATTAGATTTAAATTCTTCATATAGAGTTGAACCATTATCTATGGATTTATCAAAAGAATTGAATTGGACATACAATATTGTTCAAGGAGATTTAGTTCAAATTAAAAAAGAATTAACGGGGAGTAGTGGTTCGGTTTCTGATTATTATAATACATTATTTGCAGCAGAAAACGGATATACTTTTGGTAAATACGCTTATGTATCTACAGGTAATTTATTAACAGGAGAACAGACTTATGAATTACCATTCTCATCATTACCAACTGAGACAGTATCAGGTTCAACTTATGTGATTATACCTGGTGTATATCAATTAAATTCACAACAGCAACAATTACCTTTTTCATCTAAACCACATATATTCTTTTGGGTAGGTAATAGATATGCTTATACAGATAATAATAAGAGTAGTGGTTCACAATGGTGGTTATTATCAGGTGCAACAGCTTACGCATATACAACCATTCCAACGGTATCACATTTATCATCATTGGATATTACAATTCCTGAATATGTTTCTGATTTGAATTTTGGTTCTGATTTTGATTTTTTTACAGATGATAATCCACAACCAATTCAATTCACACCATTCACATTATATAATACATTTTGGATGGATTATATTGAGAATAACTACTCAAACGAAACAAAACGTTTATTAGGTAGATTTTATTTTACACCGTTGGATGTATATGAAACAAAATTTAACGATAAAATCTTTATTAAAGATTCTTATTATCGTTTAGAAAAAATTAATGAAGGAGATTTAGTTAATCCAAAATTAACAGAAATGTCTTTTATTAAAGAACGTGGAGGTTATTTCAAAGTTATTCCACCATCACCTGAATATTTGGTTACTCAAGGTCAAGGAACCTATCCTGTATTGGTAGCACCTGTAGCAATAACCGTTACACAGTCTTCAAGTCATGAGATACTTTGTGCTGGTGGTGGAACATCCACAGTAATCTATCAATATGGTGGTGGTATTATATTATATGAAGGAAGTACAGTTGTTACATCCCTTGGAAGTGTGGGTAATATCCCATATGTTCCACAAGGAACCTACTTAAAATCCCCAATCACAAATAAAATATTTGTAGTTATAAACAACTACGGTCAAATAATCGAAGACCCGTGTTAATTAAAATATAATCATGGCAACAAAACAAATTGCATTAAGTATTAAAATTGACGGTGTTGAAGTCAGTATTGAACAATTAAAAAAACTTTCAGCTGAAGCACAAAAAACAGAATCTTCTGTTGGTAACATCGGTTCAAAAACCTCAGAGGGTTTAAAAGAAGTTGGAAATGCTGCAGATACTGCTGCAACAAAAACTAAAAAATTAACAGACACTACTAAAGAAGTTAATAAATCTATAAGTGACCAAATACAAACATTTGGTAAATTTGCTTTAGGTGTAACTGGTGCGTTTGCAGCGGCAGCACAAGCCGCAACTTTATTTGGTGCGGATAGTGAACAAGCAAATAAAATTGCGGAAAAAGCACAAAAAGCATTTAATATAGTACTTGGAGTTTCTGCTGCACTTGAAGGAGTTTATGCATTAAAAAAATTATTTACAACCAAAGTCACACAAAAAGATACTGCGGCTAAAGTCCAAGCAACTGTTGCAACCGAATTAGAAACCACGGCAACTGGTGGATTAGCCGCCGCTAATGTTGTTGCCACAACTACTACAGTTGGTTTAACAGGAGCCATCAATGCATTGGGAACCGCAATAAAGAAAAATCCAATTTTATTTATTCTTGGTATTTTAACTAGCATTACAGTTGCAATTGTCGCATTAACGGATGATACAAAAGACTACACTAAAGAAATTGAAAAATTAGATGAAGCGTTACGAAAATTAAATGCTGAACAAGATAATTTTATAAATAATTTAAACAATGAATCTAAAATATTAGAAGCTCAAGCAAAAACTATTGAAGAAGTCAGTGAGATAAGAATCAATTTAACTAACAAAGAAATTGAATCTAACAATAAAAAAATTGCAAAACTTAAAGAAAATCAAAAAATTGAACTTGGATTTATTAAAGAAAAAAATTTAAGTGAAGAAGAAGCATTATCTCAAAGAATTCAGGTTAATCAAAAATATGAATCTCAAATTTTGAATTTACAAAAAGATAATGAGAATAAAAAAACTCAAATAACACTTCAAGGAATTAATGATAGAAAAGAAATTGAAGCAAGAGATGCGGAATTAAAACAAAAAAACAGGGAATTAGAAACTTCATTAATTCAAAATGATTTACAAGAACAATTACAAAACCTTGAAGACACTTATCTTAAACGAAGAAAAGAAGAAGTAAAATTAATTGAGCAAAAAAAGGCCGATAATACAACTTTAACCTTACTTGACAAAAATTATTATCAGGATAGAAACGAAATTATAGAACAAGCTCAAAAACAATTAGAACAATTAGAACTACAATTTAGAGAAGCAAATAATAGGTCTACATTAGATGATTATGCCAAACAATTATTTGATTTAAAAAAATCACAATCTGAGGAATTACAAACAACACTTGAAGGATTCGATAAAATTAATGATGGTATAAAAAATAAAACTAAAGAAAGAACAATTACTATTACTAATGCACTCAATGAAATTAAAACTATTACAGTTAGTTTAACTGAGGAACAATACGCACTTTATCAAGATGCAATCAAAAGAGGTGAAAATGAAACCAAAGAATTAATTAAAAATTTAACAGTTGATGCTTTAAAAAGTAGGTCAGATATTCAAAATCAATATTTTACCAATCTGATAAAATCATATAGAGAAAATGGTGGAGCAACAATTGAACAAATTAAATTATCAGGACTAGCATTACAAGAGGCTCAACTTCAACAATACCAAGAAGAATTCGAATTATTCGCAAAGAAAGAATTAGACAAATCTAAATTTTTAGCAACCGCTGAGGGTGAAAGACAGGGTCTATCTGGTGCGGCGTTACAATCGTTTATTGATGGTCAAATTGCGGAAACACAAAGATATTTGGATAGTGTTAAAGCTAGTTATGAAGCTGAAATTAAATTAAATAATGAAAAAATAATTCAACAAGAACAATTAAATCAACTCAACGAACAATCTAATATTGAAAAATCTCAATTAGATAAAAATTATTTTGAAGGTCTTAATGAATTATTAACAAATGTTATAAAGTCAGATGAAAAGAATTTCAAAAAACAACAAAAGTTATATGAGAAATATTTGGATGAAAAATATTTAGCAGATTTAGCATATCAAAAACAAGTTGAAGTCTTAAATATCAAAAGAGCAGAAAGTGAACTATTATATTTAGACCCCGCAAAGGATGCGGAACGTATTGCTCAATTAGAAGCGGGAATTCAACAGTCTCAAACTCGTATTACAGAAATTACGATGGAAGAAACAAGAAAGAGAGCAAGTATGCAAGCTGCGGAGCAAAAATCTACTTTTGATAAAATATTAAAAGGATTAGAAATTTTTCAAACAATTTTAGCACAAGCTCAATCATTCGCTCAACAAAAATTTGCATTGGAGATGGAAGCCATGGAAATGCAATATGAAGAAACTCTTTCTAAAATAAGTGATAAGACAGAAGAAGGTATTGCATTAAGAGAAGAAGCTGAAAGAATTTATTTGGCTAATAAGAAAAAACTTGAAAAACAGGCATCAATAAGTTCACTAAAATTTACATTAGCTCAAACAATTGCATCGGCAGCACAAGCAATTGTTTCGGTTTTAGCAAATCCACTTTTAGACCCAGTATCTAAAGGTATTTTAATTGCATCAAATGCAATTATTTCTGCGGCATCTGTTAAAAATATTGCTGAACAGATAGCTATCGTGAATAGTACAATGGCGCGTGGTGGATTTTTGCGTGGACCCTCACATGAACAGGGTGGAATCAAATATCAAAGAGGTGGTTTGGGTAATGTGGAATTGGAGGGTAACGAAGCGGTTATTAACAGACGTTCAACATTAGCATATGCACCATTACTTTCTCAAATAAATCAACAAGGTGGTGGTAAACCAATCTATATTAATAACATAATGGATTCACGTATGGCTGAAATATTAGCATCTTTAAGAACTGAACCAATACGTGCATATGTAATTGAACAAGATATTTCAAGAGCACAAGCAATTAATAAAAGATTAGAAGATTTAGCGAGTTTTTAAACAAAAATATTTATAAAAATGGGTTACAAAATCATTGAATTAGAAATTGACGATAACATATTGTCAGGACAAACAGGTGTGGATAGTGTGGCATTCGTAGAAACGCCAGCAATTGAAACCGAATTCATGTACTTTGGAAGACAGAAGTTCTACAAAGCACCTGACTATGTCGCACAAAAAGCGTGTCAAGCAATAAAACAAAATGAAGAACGTGGAAATCCTGCGGGAACTCAGGTAGGAAAAGTAAGAGCACAGCAATTGTGTTCCCAATCTGAGATATCATTGGACACGATTAAGAGAATGAAGTCATTCTTGGAACGTGCGGCAACGTACAATACCGGTAATTGGGATGACAAAGGAACAATTGCATATGGATTATGGGGTGGTGAAGAAGCTCTCAAATGGGTTGATACCATCTTAGAAAGATTGGAGAACCAAGATATGGATATTGATGTATCAGGTTTACCTGAATATGTAAATTATCCCACTGGTGACACGAAGAATGATATGTTAATAAAACCTATCCTTTTCGTAGAGAAAGTTGCTGGTGAGTCAAAGAATGACTATCTACAAAGATGTATTCCCGTATTGAGAAGTGAAGGATACGATGAAGACCAAGCGGTTGCAATTTGTATTGACAGTTTTGGTAAATGTGGTGATTGCAAACAATCTTTAGCTATAACACCAAATCCTTGTTGGGAAGGTTATGAACCCTATGGATTAAAACCTGATGGTTCACCAAATTGTATTCCTATTGAAAATAAAAAACAAGAATTTACCCTATTGGGATATATGGATGGTATTCCATATTTCTCAAATCCCGTAGATGCTGAAGCATACGGTAAAATTAATTATAACTGTGAGGGACACCATGTACATCAAGATGAGAATGGAAATGATGTCTATATGTCATGTGAGACTCATGATGATATTCCTGATGGTGGTATAGAACTTGAATCACTATTGGAACAAGGATGGATAATTGAAGATGTAAAAGAAATTGATGCTGAAGAATTATTAAAATCTGTAAAACAAAAATATTCTAAAATTACTGAGCAAGAATTTTACAGAATTGTATCAGACCCAAATGAAAATTCAATACAAGATTTTGCTGGTGTAAAAATCAGATATGTCTATGTATCAGGAATGGGTTCTGATTTGATTAGAACCAGTAGAGAATTCTGTAGAAGAATGATGGGTGGTAAACAATATGTATTCCGATATGAAGATATCATGAGATTGAATGCAGAGATTACCGCAGAAGATTCTGAAAGAACAATCATACCAAGACCTGTTGGTACAGAACCTGATATTATGATGTATAAAGGTGGTGCGAATTGTAGACATTATTGGTTACAATTAATATTTGGAAATCCAAATCCAAACGTGGGTTATGAAGAAACAATTACCAATAGAAAATACGATGAGATTAGAAAGGCGGAAATAACAAATCCAGCAACAGGTCAAGGGGGAATGGTTAATCCAAAAGCCAATCCACAGAAAGGTAGCAGAGATGGATTCTCCAAAGCGTTTAATAATACAATAATAGTTGATATTGATGACACATTGTTTGATGGATTATTACCAAATAAAAGTGTTGTGAATTATGTAAATTCCAAATGGTCTAATCATAGAATTGTTATTATATCTGCAAGAAACCAAGCAAGAAAAATTGAAACCATTTCTCAACTAGCACGTGCCAATGTAAGATATGATGATTTGTTCTTGGTTCAATCCCCATATAACAAACATATCAAAGCAAAAGAATTAATGAGAAATGGATTAAGAATAGTTGAAGCTATTGAAAACAATCCTTTCACAGGACAAGACTATCGTAGTTTGGGTATCATGAAAATAACAAATCCTGATTCATTAACCAAAATGATTCCAACAGGATTTATCCAAGGATTACCTGTATTCGAAGATAAGGTTATGGCGTCTGATTATTCTTATGCAAATGGTTGTGGTGGTATTGTTGAACCTGTTGAATACATGGGTAAAAGAATGTATCAATCATGTTCATATAATTCATATAAGAAAGAAGATTTCAATAAAGTTAATTTCAGCAGTGATGATGAGAAACGTATGGTCTATACACCTCTAATGTTACCGAATATTTTGATTCCAAGGTTGGATGAAACAACTGGTGAAAAATACTTTGTCAAATTCACACCTGAGACAATTGAAAAGATTCAAAGAAAATTCATGATTGAAGGTAGATTAAGAGACACCAACTATGAACACACAGACAAAACGTTTAATGATGTGGTAATGGTTGAATCTTGGATTGTTACAACAGATAATGATAAGACTTATGATATGGGGTTCACCAAAGAACAAGTACCGCTTGGTTCATGGATGGGGGCATATTATATCTTACCAACAAAAGAAGGTAATAAAATTTGGAATGAGATGATTAAAACTGGTAAGGTTAAAGGCGTATCGGTCGAGGGCCTCTTCAATCTTAAATTCTTCAAAGATTATTTTAGTAAAACTGAAGATGATATTCTACTTGAAGAAATTATTGATTTGTTGAATCAGATTGAGGATTAAATGTGGGTCCAAGTTTTTTTTGTAAATGCACTTTTAATTGTGGATTTATAAACTCCAAATTTTTTTCCTAAAGGTCGATAACCAAATTCTTTATGTCGTGGAATGCAATTTTTTCGAATCCATTTAACTTGGTCTTCAGTTAAAATATTTGTATGATTTTCACCTCTTGGATATAATTCATTTTTCATTGCTCGGTCTTTGTTTTCCCTATCGGTAACCCATTCCAAGTTTGAAACATGATTGTTTAATTTATTGCAATCACGATGGTCAACTATTGGTAAATTATTAGGATTTGGAATATAACATTCTGCAACCATTCTATTAACTCTAAAATGACTTGGTTTATTATTTATGAAAATAGTGGCTCTAAGATAACCTTGATTAAAATCTAATTTCAATTTCTTAAAACCTTTAAACTTCCATTTACGATAGACATTACCATCCTCGGTAACATAATAGTCTGTATCACGAAATTGTCTCATTTATCCTTGAATTATCGTGTTCAAAGATATACACTATTTATCATATGACAATAAACATTGTAATAAAATAAATCTAAAAAATATGACCAGTAAAGAAGCAATCGAAAAGATTAAAAATGTTCTAAGTCTTTCTTTCAAAAAAGAAAAATTTGCAACAACATCTTTAGAAGATGGAACTGAGGTTACCAATAATTTAGATTCAGATTTCCAAATCGGACAAGTTCTCTACGTAGTTGGAGAATCTACTTTAACACCAGCACCTGAAGGTACTCATACCACTCGTGAAGGTTATAAGATTACAGTAGATAGTTCATCTGTAATTGTAGCAATCGAATCATCTGTAGCAGATGCAACGAAAGAAACAACTGATGAAACCAAAGAAGAAAACATGTCAGAAGAAGCTGAAGCTATTGTAGAGGAAACCCCAACCGAAGTAAAAGATGAGGTCATTACTGAAGTTGTAGATGCGTTACTTCCACTCATAGAAGAAGTAAAATCTTTAGCTGAGGAAATGAAAAAACTCAAAACAAAAATGGAACAAGAAATGAGTTCCCTAAAAACTGACTTTAACTCATTTAAGAAGTCACCTGAGAAATTCTCTGTAGTAGAAAAGAAAACCTTCAAAGAATCTTTGGACGATTACAAATTAGATGTAATCAAAGCAATGAGAAGATAAAAAATAAACTAACAATTAAACACATGGAAAATAAAAAAAAGTTTAAATTTAACTATGACCTGACCAACCTACCAACTTACAACAGTTACGGTTCAGACATGTTAATTAAATCAATTTTGGGATTAACACTTCCAAAATATGCAACCATTCGTCCTAACTTAAAAGGTACGACTGAGAAAGTTGGTTTCGTAACCAACGACGTAATCCTTCAAGATTTGGATTGCGGATTCTCACCTACTGGTGATACAACTCAAAACTTGGTAACCGTAGATTTATGTAATAAAAAAGTAAACCAACAACTTTGTCCTTACGATTTGTATGACACATATTTGTCACAGTCTCTTTCAAACGCTAACTTCCAAGAGTCAGTTCCATTTGAAGAAGTAATCTTGACAGATATCTCAAACAGAATCGCTAACCAAGTTGAAAAACAATTGTGGAACAATACAATAGCTACAGGTGGAACTTATGGTTCAGCTTGTTTCAACGGTGTTGGAGCATTGATTACTTCAGGTAATGGTGCAACTCAAATCGCTTACACAGGTGCAACTTCATCTAACGGTTTGGATGTATTCTCTACAATCTACCAAAACATCCCTGCAAACGTATTGCATAGAGATGACTTAGTAATTTACTGTTCTTATGCTAACTACAGAGC